ATGTTCAGCGGCTGCCCCAGTCTGCAAACAATCCCTGTATTTCCAGGCAGTGTTGCAGCAGTTACGAACATGAGCAGCATGTTCAGCGGCTGCAGCAGTCTGCAAGCAATCCTTGCATTTCCAGGAAGTGTTGCAGCAGTTACGAACATGGCTACCATGTTCCAAAGCTGCAGCAGTCTGCAAACAATCCCTGTATTTCCAGGCAGTGTTGCAGCAGTTACGAACATGGGCGGCATGTTCCAAGGCTGCTTCAGTCTGCAAACAATCCCTGTATTTCCAGGCAGTGTTGCAGCAGTTACGAACATGAGCAGCATGTTCCAAAACTGCAGCAGTCTGCAAACAATCCCTGCATTTCCAGGCAGTGTTGCAGCAGTTACGAACATGAGCAGCATGTTCCAAAGCTGCAGCAGTCTGCAAACAATCCCTGTATTTCCAGGCAGTGTTGCAGCAGTTACGAACATGAGCAGCATGTTCCAAGGCTGCACCTCCCTGGAAAGCATCCCGCCGCTTGACATGAGCGGCATTTCCTCAGCAGCAAATGCCGCAAACTTTGTCGCCAACTGCTCATCCCTCGCCCGTGCCCAGCTTACAGGAATGCGCTTCTCATTCTCTGTAGCCAGCTGCAAGTTATCAGCCGCCGCACTGAACGAACTATTCACCGGCCTGCCTGTTGTTACCGGCCAAACAATCACTGTAACCGGCAACTACGGCATCAATGGAGCAGGCTACGACCCCACCATTGCCACCGCCAAAGGGTGGACCGTTACCGCCTAATGATCGCCATGTCCTACCCCGGTTTCTACAAGTTCACCGATGACCTGCTCCAGTATGCAGGCACCAGCGTTTACGCGCCAGGATTTACGCTAACCGCCGCAAACCACGCTGATTACATCTACCCAGTAGATGATTGGTACTGGTTTGACAGTCGCCAGATAGCCGAAGCATTTTGGGGAATCAATGGTCAGTCCGATGCTCAGTGGGTGCAGTTTGGCTCCGCAGTGCAGGCCTCCGAGGCGATCAATCAACTCCTAGGAACGGCCCTGCAGCAGCTTCCGGCCCTAGGCCTTGGGTTGGGTGTGGGCCTCGGCAAGGCTGCCGATGGGGATGCTCGGGTGTTTCTCGACTCCTGGTCGATGGCCCGTGGGCTGGGCCTGATCTCTGATCAGCTGCTGGCTGGGGTGCTGAGCATGGCGCAGGGGTTTGATCTGCCAGCCGCTTTCACCGAGGCGCTGACGGTGCCGCCTCCGGCCCAGAACCTCGGCCAGGAATGGACCTCCCCCACCGGCACCCTCTACCGGGTAGCCCAGGCCGCTGGGGAGGATGGGCAGTTCCTCCCCGATGACCCACAGACCCCGCCCAGGGAATCCCTGCGGTGGGTGGTGGTTGAGCCATGAGAGTGCCAGGCCTTCACCTCCTCAGTTATCAGCGCACAACAGCTTTTGTATGCGCTGCCAGGAAGCGCGTCGTTCCCGTAATTTCTCCCGCTCGTTGACCGGTTCCGTTACAGGCTTGCAGGCCGCAAAAACTGCCTGCCAATCAACCTCAAGACTATCCCATGCTTCCTTAGCTTGTGAAAAGTCTGGAAGTGATTCCAGGGAGCGACAGGCACTGAACATAGAAGCGTAGTTGATAGCCACAGAGCTGTCGCAACCTTCACCCCACTTTTGAGTGGCAGGCTGGTTGGCGTCGTATGCACAACCGTCTTCAAAGGCAAAGTCAGCCTCAACTGCTGCAATTCTGTAACGCAATCTTTTGTCACCATAGCTTCCATCATCTGGAGCCTCTTGCCCTGGCATAAAAATTTCACAAGGCCTCCCGTTTGCCCTGCTGTTAGCAATGTTGATTGCTGAGTTCAAGCTAGTGGCGATTCCACAAAAGATGTCTATTAAATTGCTGTCTCCTTCGTACCAGAGATAGAAGACCGCAAATAGCCGTTTGAATGGTTCGCTCGTCAAGTAGTCTTTAGTCATCAGTCTGCTCCTGAGTAGCGGATTGGTCGCGCCTCGGGGATGCCAGTCCGCCGGGGCACATAAATAGGGTAGCACTGGACAGCCGAACGCATGGTATCGCAGGTCGCGACTGCCGCAGGCGTTCATCAGTGGGCTGCAGGCGGGACTCCAGGCAGTGGCATGGCAGTGGCCCGAGAACCCGACGAGGTTCCAACCATGGACTGCGCCAGATGGCAGCGAATGGATTTACGACCAGCCCCGGAACAGCGCAGGCCAATACCTCGCGGACGATCCTGAAACCGAGGTTTTAGAATCTGCGTTGCGGTGGGTTCCAAAACCGTAGCCGTAGTAGATTCGGCCACTACCATGCCCTACCTCTTATGACCTGCCCCAACTATTCCTGGACCGAGGTTGCGATGCTGGCAGCAGGAATGTCGCCCCTGCTGCTGTTTACCGCGTTGTTTTTCGCAGCGTTGGTCAGGGTCCAGTGGACCGAGTAGTGATCCGCGACCACCAGCGACAGCTCGCCCAGCAGTTGCTACAGGATGCCGATGAACGTGCCGACTACCTGCACGCCAGGCCATCGCTCACCCCGGACCAGTGGCGGCTGATCGCGCAGTGGCTTCTGGAGGAACCATGCCCTACCTGATCCGTATCACCGTTGCCGTCGCCCTAGTGGCCGCGTTGATGGTCTGGCTGCTGGGTGCCCTGCCCCTGCCGTTGGCGCTGCTGTTGGCGGTCATCGTCGGCTGGGGGGTGATCGATGATGTACGCATGGGCAGGATTCACGCCGACAAGTTGCCAGAGATTCCGCGATGGAACAAAAAGACTTCAAAGCTGAGTTGCTTGAATTGCAGGTTTTGGGATACTGACTGCATTCGCCCCTGTCGGCTTGGCTGGCCTGATCCTGAAGAAGGCGGACCTAGCTATGCGAATGAATGTGGAGACTATGCCGCCAAGCCCTAGGGTTTTCTGCTACAGATCCGCAACCCACGCTCGATCAGCGGCCATGCTGCCCTGATTCCTAAGCATGGTGCCGTTCATCCCATCCATCAGCAGCACGTCAAATCCACGCTGCCAGGCTGACTTCATCCCGGCAAGATTCGGCACCAACGGCCAAGCATGATCAGTGTCCAGCACCTGCGGGCCACGGAACCCAGGCACACCACCAATCTGGGCGATGCTGCTGCCCTGTGGTGCAATCCAGTCGGCACCGGAGGCGACCATCCACGTCTCTTGCTTGCCCTTGCTGGGCCTGATGCCACGGGCATAGGAAACGCCTACGGGTTTGTTGGTGAGCTTCTTGACCAGTCCAACAACCCACCGCTGGAACCACCCCGTGCTGGTGGCCATGAGTTCGTTGCCAACCTCATAAATCACGTTGTCGTAGGGCTCAAGCGTCCGCACCGTGCGGGTGATGTGCCGCTGCTGGAGTTTGTTCCATGGCCCTTGCGTATGAACCTGATCGTGGCTGGCGGGACCTAGGCCATTGAACGGGTGCTGCTCCCATGCACGCGGGAAGATGTCGGGGATGCTGCCCTCGAACAGCACCACGCCGGTCACGATGTCCCGGCGCTCAGCCCTCTTGACGGTGCGCTCCAGCGCCCGGTAATACTTGCGGTTCAGGCTGCCGTCGTTGCGATATGGCCCATCCTGGATCTTGATCAGCCCCGGCGTGTTGCTGCCCCACAGGCTGTTTTCACCGACGAATCCCTTTGTCTCGATCGTCCATAGCCGGGTAAAGGGCCTGACGCTTTTGGATGGCTCAGGCAACGCCAGCTGCTGCAGGCTGATCCGTTCGCCCGCAATGCGCTGGACCGTGTTCCAAGTGTGTGATCCTGCCAGGCGCACCGGCCGGCCGTCCCAGGTGAAGCTGTCGCCTTTAATGCCGATCACAGTCAAGCCATAGCCTTTGGAGTAGGTCTATCGAGTGGCGTGACAGCATCAATCCGCGAGCAAATCCTAAACCGGATTCATACTGTGACGCTGCCTGGCATTGCGGAGGTAGGGCAGCGGATCTACCGGAGCAGGGCGCAGGCGATGAGCAGGAATGAAGCACCTGCGATCATCGTGAGTCCTGGCAACGATGATCCATTCAATGCACCACGGACTACGGGTGCGAGTATGGGGCGGCTGGATCAGACGCTGGCGGTGCTGATCGAGGTGTATGTGCGGGGTGATATTCCAGACCAGCTGGCGGATCCGATTGGTGTGCAGGTGCACCAGCGGATGATGGCCGACCGGACAATGGGCGGGTTAGCAAAGGATGTGCAGCCAGATGGATGGAGGCCACAGTATGAGGCGGCTGACCTGACAGCAGGGTGGTTTGGGTTCCAGTTTTTGGTGAAGTACAGGACGCTGGACAGTGACATCTCAGTGGCTCCATAGGCTGAGGGTAGATCCGGCACTAGCTAGGGATGGGCGAACCTTTCTACCCAATGAACCACGGCATCAGCGGGCGATACGTCTGCGGTGCTGATGGCGTGATGCGTCCCGAGGGTGAGGCACTGCCCGAAGCCGAGGCCAAGCCTGCTGCGAAGGCCCCGACCATTAAGACCACGGAGAAAAACTGATGGGCCTGTTGATCCGCAATAGCTTCATTCTTGCCAAGACCGAGAGCACTTACGGCACCGATTCAACGCCTACCGCATCCGATGCGGTGAAGGTGGTGAGTATTGAGGTGAATCCGATCACGGGTGATCGTGTGCAGCGGAACCTGCTTAAGGGGTTTTTGGGTGCTGATCGTGCACCGCTGACCAATGAGCATGTGGCGGTGACGATTACCTTTGAGTGGTCCGGTTCTGGAACTGCTGCGACTGCGCCACGATTTGCGCCATTGCTGCTGGCGAGCGGGAAGAATGAGACGCTGGGCGTTGAGATTACCGGCGCTGCGACTGCTGGCGGTGCCGGGAGCTTAACGCTGGCGGATCTTGGCGGCAGCAATCCTGCGAGCGATGCGTATGTGGGGTTTCCGATTGAGATCACCAGCGGGACTGGCAGCGGCCACAAGGGGATCATCGTTGCACACAATGGCAGCACCAGGGTTGTGACGGTGCTGCCGACTACTGCAGCGTTTACCGGCGGCGGTGATAGTCAGTATCGGATTTCAGCTCGATCGGTGTATCAGCCGATTTCGACATTTGGCGCCAATTCAAGCGCGACGCTGGTGTGCGTGAAGGATGCGAATGTGCACCGGATTGTTGGATTTCGTGGCAGCCCTGCATTGAGTGCACCGCTGAACCAGTATGGAACGTTCACGATTACTGGTGTAGGGCGTTATCAGACACCGGTTGCGAAGACGAGTGAATCGTTCAGTTATGGAGCACAGGCCGAGCCGCTGCCTGTGACTCCGAGCCATACGAAATCGCTGCAGTTCCAGGGGTATGGACCGTGCAGTGAAGGGTTTACGTTTGACTGGGCAAATAGCGTAAGTTTCAGGAGTTTGATCAACTGCACACCGCAGGCGCGGATAACGGACAGGCCGAATCCGAATGGTACGTTGACGATTGAGAATCCAGCTGTTGCGACGAAGAACTATTTTAGCAGCGCAGCGGATAATAGCGGCGCGAGCGATGGTGTGTTTGTTGTGCAGCAAGGCACTGTATCTGGCAACAGTTCGATTCTGTTTATGCCGAACACTCAGATCAGTGGTGATCTGAGTTTCCCTGATTCGGATGGTATCGACATGATGGGCATTCCGTTTACGGCACTGCCCAAGACCCAGAACGACGAAACCCGGCTGGTGTTCTTCTGATGATGAAACACCAAGACTGGGAGATCTGACCTTAAGTTACAACCCATTTATTTCCATTCCCCTGATTTAGTCCCATGTTCCATCTGTATCAGCCTGAGTTTATTGAGTGGCCGGTGAGTGTTGATCTGCCGGCCAAAGGTGGAGTCAAGAAGCCCTACAAGTTCACCGCTCATTTCAGCGTGCTGGATGAGCAGGACGCGCAGGCGCTGCAGGACCAGCACAATCAGATGCTGGTGGCCATGCGCAAGCGCATTGAGGCGCTGCAGGGCTATGCCAAGGACGAAGAGGCCTCACTGAGCGACCCTTTGCCATGCACCTACCAGGATCTGGCTGATGAGGTGCTCTGCGGCTGGGGCGATGAGGTGGTGGGCGAGGATGGCGAGCCGATCGAGTTCAGCGACGCCACCAAGGCCCAGCTCTACCGGGTGCAGGGCGCCAGTGCTGCGATCTTCAAGGCCTGGCTGGAGAGCCTGGGCCAGCCCTCTGAGAAGGCCGCTGCGAAGGCCGGAGGGTTCCGGGCAAAAAACTCATAGACGCGGCGCGGTTCCTCGCCGCTGCCGCGAAGGGCGACCCAGCCGACAACGGTAAGGATGCGGCTGACGCTGCGGCGGTGTTCGGCCTGGCGGTGCCTGAGGTCGAGCAGCGGCCGGAGACGTTCGGCCTGCTGGCGGAGAACGTCGAGGCGATCGGGTGGTTCATGAAGCTCCAGACCCAGTGGCGGATGGGGATAAATGGGCCCGTCGGGCTGGACTACCAGGTGTTTCTCCTATG